TATTCCTTGTGCAATGTCAGTTGAAAAACTGAAAAACAACAATGAATGGAATGCAGGAGCAATGTCAACACAATTTGGTAATACAGTTAACCAAAGTATTGTAATGTCTCGTAAAGAATCATCACCATATACTAATACATTAATTGCAGTTAATAAAGTTTGGACAGCAAAAGCAGAATCACCTATGGGTCAACCAAAGATGATGAACAAAGGTGGAATGGCAATGTGGTATGATGCTACATTCGTAGTTACTTTTGGAAATATCTCAAATGCTGGAACATCTAAAATTAAAGCAATTAAAGGTGGTATGCAAGTAGAATGGGGTAAAAGAACCAACTTACAGATTGATAAAAACCATGTTAATGGTATGCAATCGAGGGGGAAAATTGTTATGACAAACCACGGTTTTATCCAAGATACTGACAAAGATAAAAATGAGTATAAAAAGGCTCATGCTGATGAATGGTCTAAAATTCTAGGAGGAGGACAATTTAAGATTGTAGAAGACCAAGAAGACACAACACCTGTTCTTTACGATGTAGAGGACCTATAGAAAGTAAAACATGAAACATAAAGAATTATTTAGTCTACTGGACAGTGTCCAGGAGGATCAGGAAGAGACTATACAAAAAAAACATGATAGAGTATTAATTTTAGATGGTTTAAATCTATTCTTTAGAAACTTTGCCATGATGAATATGGTTAATCCTGATGGAGTTCACATCGGTGGATTGGGTGGGTTCTTCCGTTCTTTAGGTGCCATGATTAGACAAACAAATCCAACCTCTGTTTATGTAGTATTCGATGGGGCAGGTTCGACCACCAACAGAAAGAACCTGCTCTCCGAATACAAAGGAACAAGAAATTTACAAAGAGTTACAAATTGGGAAGCATTTGATAATTTAGAAGAAGAACATGATTCTAAAATTGATCAAATAGTTCGTATTATACAATATCTTAAATTATTACCTGTAAAGACCACTATATTAGATAAGGTCGAAGCGGATGATATTATTGCTGTGTTAGCTGAAAAATTAGTTAAAAAACACAATTCAACTTGTTTTATAGTATCTAGTGATAAAGATTTTTTACAGTTAGTAACTGATAAAATTATTGTTTATAGACCAATGGAGAAAGAATATTATACTCCAAAGGTAGTAGAAGAAAAATTTGGTTTAAAACCATCTAATTTCATTCTACATAAAACATTATTAGGTGATAATTCAGATAATATTCAAGGTATTAAAGGATTAGGTGCTAAAGGCATATTTAAAAAATTCCCTGAATTAAAAACCCATGATTTAACCTTAGATGATATTTTCGATATATCAGCTAGGAAATTTAAAGATCATGTTGTATATTCACGCATAGTTCAGGAACAAGCTCGAATTGAAACTAATTATAAAGTTATGGATTTAAGTGTTCCAATGATTGATGATAGGGGAAAGGAGCATATAGATAATTTGATAATAGAAGACTTCCCAGATTTTAATCCTGAAATGTTTGTTCAATTTTATAATGAAGACAAAATGGGTGGGATGATTAGGAATTTAGAAACATGGTTAAAAGATATATTTTCACAATTTAAAGGTTATAAAGATTAATGACGCTCAACTCAATTAACCAATACGGACACGATTTTCAAATAAAGGTTTTATCATCTTTATTAACTCATAAAGAGTTTTTAGTTAATATACATGATATTATTTCTGATGAATATTTTGAAAACCCTGCTCAAAAATGGGCTATAAAAGAGATACTTAAGTATTATGACAAATATCATACAGTCCCCTCATTAGATATTCTAAAAGTTGAACTACAGAAAGTAGATAATGAAGTGTTACAAATATCTATTAAAGAACAACTTAAAGAAGCATATGTTACTTCAGATGAAGATTTAGAGTATGTTCAAGAAGAGTTTACTAATTTTTGTAAAAATCAACAATTAAAAAAGGCATTAATGTCTTCTGTTGATTTACTTAAAGGTGGAGATTTTGATGGTATTCGTTTTTTAATTGATAATGCTTTAAAATCAGGGCAAGATAAAAATTTAGGACATGAATATATTAAGGATATTGAATCAAGGTATAGAGAAAATTCAAGAGAAACTGTTCCAACTCCCTGGGATAAAATCAATAATTTATTACAAGGTGGACTTGGAAATGGAGATTTTGGTCTTATATTTGGTAACCCAGGAGGTGGTAAATCTTGGTCATTAGTTGCTTTAGGTGGACATGCTGTAAGATTAGGTTATAATGTTTTACATTATACTTTAGAATTAGGAGAGGATTATGTTGGAAAAAGATATGACGCTTTCTTTACAAAAATCCCAGTTAATAAAGTAGATGCACATAGAGATAAAATTGAAGAAATCATACCACAATTACCAGGTACACTAATTATCAAAGAATACCCAACAGGTAAGGCAACAATCTCAACTATTGAATCTCAT